ACACTTCCATTTACGGCGTGACAGGTTGTTTGGGGAGTTTGGATCACTTCTCCAGTCTCCTTTGATTGCGTTGGACCTGGCGCAGTATGAATCGCCTTTGGCAGTGCCAGGACGAATACGATCACCACCATCAGCAGCCTTGCCTGCTTGCCCATACTTCACAGTCTTCTTTCGTCCTGTGACAGGATTCGTGACTACCTTCTTGAACCTCTTCTCGATCACTTTTTAAGTTTAGGCTTGGTGTGAGTCAATAGCTTACTAGATGCCGTATGAGTGGCTCCAGTCATAACTTTGCCACCTATTTTATGGACTGCTCCAGTGTGGAGTTTCCCGCTTTTCGTATAATGTTTAGAACTTGCGCCCATGATTATCGATATGTTGAGGTTTTTTTAGCAATTGATTTTGGTTGCGCTACAAATTGTTTTCCCTGTGCGTTACCCTTAGCCTTTGCACGATTTGTGGATGCTTTCTCAGATGAAGTCAAGGAATTCCAAGCAGCGTCGGGTAAATATCGTTTTTTCCCTTTGCTTGGCTTCCCATCTGAGGTGCGCCACTTCTGCCCACTCCAGTCTTTTAGCGATTGCTGCGGGTCTTTCATCGATAGCCTCCTCCATTTTTCTTGTACTCTGAAGCCAGAAGCTGGGCCTTCCTTGCGCTCCACTCACCAGGGTCACCACCTTTAGTCCCAGACTTAATCTTACTGAACAATGCCTTCCTCATGGTTGGCTTGGTGTAATTCCCTGCTGCGTTTACGGTGGATTTCTTTTTCATTGCTTCGTCGTTTTACTTCATAAGTTTACGAACAGAAGAAGAAGACGTTCCTCTTGCCTTGTTTTGCTCATGTTGCCGTGCTGATTCAATATTGATATTACGTTGTTTTTCACGTTCTTGCATAAGTTGCTTGGCATTAGTTTGTCTAATATCAGGCTTGCCAAAGTCAGTAATATAACCTTCATATCTCTCTCCTTTAGAAGCGTTTTTTGTAGCTTCTTCTGCTTGAATATTGGCTCGTTTTCGGAAAACTTCTCTTTCATCAAGAAGTCTCCTTCCAGTTGTATAAGCTGGATTCTTCGTGATGTCGTATTTTTTCTTTTCTTTTTCCATGAAATTGATTTATTTTTTGTTATTGCTTCATTCCTTGAGTTGTCATTCCACCCATTTCAGCGGGTGCTGTTCCAATACGTCCGATTTCAGCATTCTGAGCCTGTTGTAGCTGGAATTGATACTGTCCTGCATACTTCTGCAAGCGAGCAGCAAACGCCTCGTCAGACTGTGCGCGTTGGGCCACATCAGGCTGCTGTGCGTATGCCTGAACAAGCTGCATAGCGATCTGTGCGCCATTTGGTTGAGCAGGAACCTCGATGCCAGCAAAGATCTTCGCAAGGTCATCTGTGACGTTCTTCTGGACCTTCTGTTGAGCTTCCTCAACTGGCTGTAAGACGTAATCAGCAAAGATAGGATTGATCGATGATGCTGCAAACTCAAGTAGTTTGTTGACATCTAGGATGCCATTACGATCCAACTGAGTAAGTGACACCATGCTCTTCAACTGAGTCTCTGCTGTCTCTGGATCACTGGATAAGGAATCAAAGGAAACCATGATTGAGAAGTTCTCATCTGGACTACCCTTTGTCATCACCTGTGGGTTTGGATTGCCTGTCACTTGGAAGAATACCTCATCCGGTCCCATCCGCTGATACAACTTCCAAGCCATTGTCAGAACGTCCTTAACATGATCAAGGAACTTGCCAATGTAATACTGCTGCCGTGCTGACGATAAAGGATTCGTAAGATCCAAGCCAATCGCTCGGTCAGCCTGTCCACGCATCGAGAGTTCGCTCTCCACAGATCCACCGTCATTCGGAGGAATTGGACCAAATGCAATCTCACCCATGCGCCGATATGGAACTCTGCGCCCAGGACCCCAATCAGATGGTGGTCGCCCAGCAGGATGCATGATTGGAGGCAGGGTGGCAAGAGACGCACGGTCAATCCGGCTGTCACGCTCTGTCTTGATTTGCATCTGAGGACCACGGAGAATGTCCGAAAACGTCTGCACTTCATACATGCGCTTCTGATCATTGGAAAGACGAGTAACCACGAATGGGTAGTCATCATAACCATTGAGAAGCTCATGCTTGGCAAAACCTTCTGTCTGAGGATGGAAGACTGTGCAATAGATGCCTTCAGAACCATCCTCTTCATCGATCAAACGCTGATACGCATACACAACCATCACAAGATCATTGTCGTCGGTGATTGGCAGGCGCGTCTGGGTCTTGACCTTTTCACCATCGAGATACATTGAGTCTTTACCACGCAGCGTCTCAATCGCGTTGTCCACCCAGTCCCTGTCCCATCCTTGGTTTGTCACCTTCTTCTCCAACTCTTGAGCTGTCAGGAAGGTGCGCCAGAACATGTATGGAGCGCGTTGTGGGTCTGAAATGTAAGATGGGAACATCACTTCACCATCAGGAGCGCAGGCATAGACAACTGGGCAATCGACTGTCTGTCGAGCAATTGGTAGCTCAGAAAGACCAGTCTTACGAAGATCTCTGATTGATTTCTTAGCTCTTTTGAGAGAAAGATCAGGAAATGATTGTTTGATCAAGTTCAACAAGATTTCATCATCTTCTCCGCTAAGGATCAATTCGGCAAGATCAGGCGAGGCTTGTTGGATTTCTTGAAGGCTGACCTTCTGAAGGTAAGAACGCTTCTCACGATTCCAACCAACGTAGGAAACCATGATTCCCTTCTCCATAAGGTAGTTCCCGCCAAGCTCCATCTGCCGCTTGAAGTCAGGAATGTAGGATGATCGCATCCACTTTAGGAAGCCGGAAACAACCGCAGCCTTAGGCATTGCTGACATCGAGGTGGGAAAAGCTTTGATGTGGGATCGAGCCAATGCCTGATCGAACAAAGCCACATACATGTCGATCCGCTCGCCAACTACATTCACCTCCTGGTCAGATGCTCCCTGCCAAGGAAAGGCATTAGCACCATTCTTTCGCAGATCGTCAGACTTCCCATCCCAGATGTTCCTACGGTCGTTGTAAGAACGCAAACAGGACTCAAAGTAGTAATCAAGATCAACCAAACAAGTGTCATAAGCATTTGCTAAAGCACCGATGTCTGGCTCCTTATCCAAGTAGATAAGGGACTCGTCTTCCATTTCTTGAACGTCATTCATACAATATATTGGTAGTAATCTTCAATTTCTGAGCTGACAAGGATAACATTGACTTCCTTGCCAATCAATCGTTTTGCCATATGGGTAGGGACTTTTACATAGACGCCAAACCCATCAATCCTCCCTTTCACCCATGTCGGGTTGTTGCAAAGACTCAGGATCACTGCTTTCAAAACTGGAGGCTGGACCTCGTCTGAAGTGGCAACAACAACTTTGGGGGGACGCCCCCGCTTCTTTGGTTCTGTTTTTTCGATCATGTTAATAGCCTCCACCTCCCTGAGTTGTAACCGAACTGGCGGAATTGTCAACGTGATCGATACCGGCAATTGCTGCGTAGCGCAAAACGTCGATCACATCCTTCCACGCTTCCTTCAATCCACCGTCCCCAGTGTATTCCGACAATCCCTGAATGATGTTCTCGCAGTCAGAGCTAATGTAGAAATGCGGACGATTCACGGAATCATAAGGTTTGGACGTATCCCATGCCATTTTCCCAATCAAAGCCTGCAATCCATCGTCAATATCCAGCCCAGGCGCCGGGATGCAAACCAGTCCAGCATCGCTCAAATCCTCGATAATCGAAGAGGAACCGTCCTGGACCTGATACTTTGCAGCTCCTAGCCGGGGGTCAATCAATCGCTCAAAGATGTCCTCTGCTTCCTCAAGCTGCTCGATAAGCTCAACGTAGTCTCTAATTCCATATCCCTGGCCTTTGGCTCCTTCTCCAGGCATCCACTTCCCACCTCTCCATTCTGCCCAGTCACCCACGTCAACTCCCGGCCATTCACGGTAAACCCACATGGTTCCCGTCTCATCCATTGCAATCCAGCACATGAACCAGTTCTTCGATCCAGCCGGATCAATCACATGATACCTTGTGACGTTCTTTTTCGGGATCTTGTCAGGTGAAACCACGTTCACAACCTTGTTGAACTTGGGGAACTTTGTGGCGTGTGACTTCATCGGCACACCATAGGCGCGAATGAGGATCTCTTCTCGTGTCCTACCTTTCAGCGTCTCCTTGATGCGGTCATATCCACCAAAAGCGTTGTCCTGAGAGTGAAAATAATGCACTGAGGCATTGAGCTTCTTCGACTTCTGGACATACGGAACAAGCTCGTTGTTGAGCAGTTCTGCCTCACGACTCTCAATCGTGGTAGCACCGTCCAAATACTCCTTGATCACTTCTGTCCACCCATCAATCGGGGTGAATGTCACTAGCATTTTGGAGTTTCGAGTGGCAAGGCGGAACCTCAACGTGTTGATCAGCTCGGGTCCAAGCAGGTATTCGTCCAGCCACACACCAATATTGTGCCACACAGGATTCCTCGATCCAAGCTCCGCACCTTCCAAGATGGTTGGGTTGTTCTGATACTGGGAATATGTCTTGAAAATGATCTGTGACCCATTGGGGAGGATCAACGAGGAGTCAGTAAATCCGGTCTTCTTCTTGTAGGAGATGTAAGCGTTTGCGCTTGTAAACTTGGTTTTGAGATACTCTGGCAACCAAGCCCACACAGCACTTTGCTGCTGCCGAATTGAAACCTCAGACGTTTGAGCAAAGCAGAAGATCTCAGAGTTTGGATTCTCCACCGCAGCACGGACAACAGAGAACGCACCCCATTGAGTTTTGCCGCTTCTGTTTCCTCCCAAAGCTAGAATCTCATTGACCTCATAAAGCTGTTCTTCAGCCTTGGTCCAGTGAGGCAGGCGAAACCCATACGCATACGGGTCTTTTTCTGCATTTTCAATCGCTTCATGGTAAACGCGATGGATCGACAACACCTCCTCAGGTGTCATCTCGATCAATTCCTCGTCGGTGGGAGGAGAGAGAATCTGGTGCGGACGCCAAATCATACGACTTCTAGCTCAATAACCTTACCCTTTGCAATGCGGGTTCTGGCCTCATTGATAAGGTTTGCAGCATCATCTAGGCTTGCACCCTTGCGATGCTCCACCACGGTAGTTGCCATCCCAGTGAGCTGTGCAGCTTTGTCGGTGAGGATACCAACGGTGATCGCCAGCTTCTCAGGTGAGATCTTAGCAAGACTGTCAGGATCGTCAAAAAGCTGATTTGCTCGCTCAAACAACAAATCGGTGTATTCCTGAGCAGCGATGGCGTAGCGCATGGAGAAATCCTTTCGCTTCGTCTCCAAGGTGTCATTGTGCCTCCACTCCAATTTACGGACAATCTCCCGGCTTACTCCAGTCTTCTTGCAGATCTCGGTTATCCTTGCTCCTTGAGACAAAAGGAATAAAGCCAATGCTGCCTTGTGAGGAGCGTAATGTTCGATGTTGTTGCGAGGGATGGACTTCGCTCGTTCGCGCACCTCTAGAAACCACTCGCTTTTGTCAGGACGGTCGTCGTAGTGGTTGTCTTTTAGCTTTTGTAGTTGTTCGTTGCTCATAGCCGTTGGCTACCTAGGATTAAATCCTATTCTGATTCGATATCCAAGCCTTGTTTTTCTTTGAAATCTTTCACCATATTGGTCAGTTCAGCGGAAAATTCTGGATCGCCAGACGCCTGATGAGCTAGAGCTTCTACCCCAGTTCTTGTCATAAACATTTCCTTTGCCATTTGGTTGTATGCTTCGTTGACTCCCCCAGGTAGTGAATTATTGGCTAGAGCCGTTCTTACTGAATGTTTTTTTGATCCAGCAGAAAGCATTGCCGCCAAATACCTATTCCTAGCATACCCTGTTATCTGACCAAGTGGGATATAAAAGAATGATGTTCCTGTGCTTGCGATTCCTTTTGGTTCAAATCCTTTTAATTTGATATTACTGATTTTATTTGCTTGATAAGTTCTAGCCAAATCAACCAAAAAGTCAGCATCATTCTTACCAAGAACAATTTCAAGTTTTGTGGCGAATGCCGATTTGCCGGTTTTGCTTGCAGGACCATAAGCAGCTAAGAATTTATCCTCATCAATCAATGGTTGAAATGGCGCATTTGCAGTTGGTGTTCCTCCCTTGAATTGATCCAAAAGCTCACGAGTAAAGTCTCCCTTATAAAGGTTTCTTGATTCAATCGACATCCGACTAAGCTCGCGCATTGCCGCAGCAGTCTGTGCGGTTGTGCTACGAGATGAAAGAATTGACTTAGAAAGAATATCAGGATCAATATTGTCAAAGTTGCCCTTTTGGGCCATTTGGAAGACCTTTGAACTAACTAGTCTTTCCTCTTCTTTTTCTGCCTGAATTCTTTTTGTGATTGTTTTTATCAAAGCCTTTCTCTCTTGTTCTGCAAGAGGTTGACCCATTTTAGCTACGTCATCAATACTTAGCTTTGCTTCATCCAATCCTCTAAAGGAAACTAAGTTTCGATTTAATTCCTCAATTGCTCTTTTTTGAGGACCAGCTTGATTCCCAAAAAGTGAAGAAAGGACTCCGTCATCAACTTTTACTTTGCTTGCTCCTCCAGTTCCAATCCCAACATCGTTCATATATTGCAATTGAAGCAATCCAAGAACTCTGTTAGCTTCTCCTGCTTTTGCTGGATTAGCTGTGCCAAGTTCACGAAGGGACTGCACAACTCTATTGATTGTTGCTGGCTCTTTCATTACAGCACTGACAATGTCTCTTGGAGTCTTACTTTGTTCTCCAGCAGCTTCTTTTAGGATGCCTCCAAGAAGATTCTTTTCATAAGCGCCCCTGGCCCTAACTAATTCTGTTGCTTTTGCAAACTCTTTTCCGAGATTTTTAGTAACTTGATTTGCATCAGTAGAATTAGTTCTGCCGTAAATGTCTCTCCTTAGTTGTGATAACTCCGCTGAAATACCAACGCCAAAAACATCTTTTGTCGTCCCTCCGACTGCTCCACCATCAGGCCTAGCATCATTGAAAGCCCTAATCCAAGCATCAAAAGCTCTGAAATCTAGTTTATCTTTTGATCTAAGAGTTTCGATCTGACTCTCCAATTCATAAATAGTATTGGGATTCTTTTCCAAATCTATCATCTTTCTGATTGAAGAGATCTTGTTCTCGTCTAAGGCTAAGGCTTTCAATCTAGCTTCTACACCATTTACTGCGGATTCATCGAATGCTCCAGCAAAGTTTACTTTGCCTTTGAGTCTTGGAAGGTAACCCAATAATTCTTTTGCGCTTATGAAGAAGCCAGCGTCATCAGCAACTTGAGCCAACACGTCATACTGTGCAGTTGTTGTTGCTGTTGCTTGATCTTCAGCATCCTTAATAGAAGAGCGCAAAATTGCTCCAAGATCATCAGTGTTGCTCAGTGCCCCCTTTGTTTGACGATCCATTGCAGCTTGGATAATATTCTTGTTTCGTCCAGTCAACGCAGCAATCTCAGAAGACAGAGCGTCCCGTTGTGCTTCTTTTTTAGCAGCAATATCACTGAAGTCATTGGCAGTGACTGGGACTCCGCTCCTGAAGTTGTCAAACAATCTTACCAATGTTTCCTGTGTTCCTCGCGCAGAATTGGCAATATTTGTTCCTGAGAATCGCCCAGCAAGATCAGATTGCATTTCAACACCTTGAGGACCAGCCAGCCTAGCTCCCGCTGGAACTTGGATAATGCCAGCAGACCGAGCTTCCTTCGCTGCCAGTTTCTGCTCCCTGGTCATCAATCTCTCTGCTGCTGACTCAAGCTCTTTAGCAAAAGCATTCTCAAATGGATTTTCAATCCTTGTAGCCCTCATTGCTGGGATGGCAATATCAGTGATGCCTCCAATGCCAGCCCCAATAAGAGCTTGCGTCCCACGTCTTGCAACAGTTCCACCAATGTCAGAATCAAGACCGTAAGAATACCTTAGCCCCTCATCAATCAAAGAACCCACACCACCACCTACGGCAGATGAGGCAAGGACTGCTGCGGTTGGGCTTTTGGTTGCTCCTAATGTGCCAATGAACGAAGCAATCTCTGCTGCAACAACAGGTGCTTCAGCAGCAACCCCGGCTAGCCCAGCGATTCCTTTATTGAAGGTAGTCTTTACGGAACCATCATCATTCTTAATCAAGAACTCAGTGTTGCCACCAAGGTCGATTGGCAGCACATTTCCTTTTCCGTATGTCTTCTCAAGAAGTTGTGATTTGCTCTCTGGGTTTGGAAGCGTTT